GGGTCTGTTAGGTACAAATGCTACCTCACCGAAGTCAGAGACATAGATGTCGGTAGTTCCAATAGATACTTTATCTGAAGCATCTTTGTACTTTGTAGCTACACCAGCAAATGCACTAGCAAGTTGTTTATGTGTAGGTGACATCATTACTGTTTCAGGCTCTCCACCTAATTCAAAGGCTTTTAAAAGACCAGCTTTTAGAAGTGTCTCTGTAAAGGTTCTGTTAGAACCACCTGCAATAGCAGTTGATCCATCACCAGCTGGTGTTGCTGATAAAGATCCATTACTTGAGAAGTTACCAGCAGCAGATGAAGTACCTGGTTTGTTACCACCATACCATGTTCCTACTGAGGCAAGTTCTCTTGCAGTTGATGAGTTACCAGTAACTTTGGCATTTTCTATTCCTACAAAAGCTCTTTCCATGTCTCTTTTGAGCTCTTTACCCATCTTCGCTAATTGGTACGCCATTTGGGTACTCATTCCTGCGTTGTCAACTGCATCGTCTGTACCTGAAATGGTTACTGATTTTGCAGAGATTTGGGTTCTGTTGTTAAGTCTGACAGTAGCAGTTCTTGCATCTCCGTCATAGTCGTCACCTTCGATTTGTGCGTTAGCACCAGCATCAGCTAGTGAGTCTGTCTGCCACTCGTAAAGTGTGTTTGTCGCTGTACCTTTTGCAGCGTTGCTCATAAATGGTGTTTCTGAAGGACTAATATTGTAAATTACATCAGCTAAATCTTCTCTAATAGAATTTGCACCATCATATGAATCAAAAGTATTGGTCGGTTGACTCATTACTTATTCCTTTCTATATGTTGTTATCGAGAATACAGCTCTTGCAAAACCGAAACAGCATCTTTTACATTTCCTGATTTTTTAAGAGTTGCCTTTTTAGACTTAATACGCCTTGCAATATCACTATCATCTTGAACTTTAGGACTTGATGAACTTACGACTTTAGACACCTTTGTTACTTTCTTATTTTTCAGACTCGCATTTTTTTTTATTTTCTCATATCTATAAGCGTCAGCTAGCATAAGTATTGCTCTGTGATCTACTAACATAGATATCTCTTGGTCTGTGTAACCTTTAGACTTTGCATATTCAGTTAAGTTTTTTACAAAATCTGGGCCCTTCTCCTTGTCGGCATAGATTGGTAGTTTTTCAGCAAGAAGTTTTCTCTCATTTTCTAAATATTGAGAATAGACCTTTTCGCTTTCTTGTTGTTTTTCTTGGCGAATACGATCTTGTTCTTGTTGAGCTGCTACTTGTAACTCTTTCTTTCTATCCTGTTCAGCTTTTTGTTTTACAAATTCTGCTGGATCTTCTCGGTAGAGTCTTTCCATATCAACTTGAGGTTCATTAATATTTAATTGTTCAGACAATATTTGTAGTTGCTTCTCATATTGGTCTCGTTTGATTTTAGCCTCCTCGTTTAACCTCGTGTATTCAGCTTTTTTTTCTTCAACACTTTTTCTATCTTGCGATAGTTTTTCGGTTTTACGAGTATAATCACTTTGTCGAGAATATCCCTTTTTGAGTTCATCTAAGTTAACTTCAACAGTTTCACCATTAACAGTTAATGTATAAAGTTCTTGATTATTTTCTGAAGGTGTTTCATCTTCAATTTGATCGATAAGTTCTGGATCTTCTAAAGTTTCATCGATGTTCGTCTCCGAGTCGGTTACTTCTTTTGTTGATTCATCACTCGCTACTTCTTGAGTCTCAGAGGCTTGAGGATCTAATAAGTTCTTCAAGTTAGTAGCTGCCTCACTTACATTTAGAGGCCTGGGCATTGGTGCAACAGATTCAGCTTGAGTTTCTGTTGCAGAGTCCATTGCTGGTTGTTCTGCCATTTAAAATTCTCCTATTTTTTTAAAATTTTACCAGTCTCCATGACTGATTTTATTTGTATCACAACGAGTTCTAACATTCTTCTCATGTGAAAAATATTCTCTCTCTGTTCTGAATTTTTTGGATCGCTGTTAAGCCATTCGTTAGCTAGGTCGGATCGAATTGTGTTTACTGCTTCTATAAATATTTCATCTTCTAGTATTTGTTTTGCTTGGAGGCTTCTTTTTTGTTCGTTATCTGCCACGAGTAAAACCTATACCCTCTGTAAAACCTGAAGTTCCAAAGTTTCTTTTATTTCTTTCGATGTTTCTAGCTACTTCAGCTCTATAAGCAGTATCGTTACGAGTTCTATTACCACTTGAGTCAACTGATGTTAAAGGGCTAGTAAATAATAAACTGCCTGATAAATCTTCAGCTATTGGTGATCCACCTGACTCAGATGGGCCTATAGCTGGAACAGGGTTCATTACACTATCGACTGCTTGTCCGACTGTCATTGTTGAGGCACCACCTGAAGCGTTAAGACCTCCAAGTTGATTATCTTTTACTGTGTTAAAATATTGTTGAGGGTTAAAAACTTGGAAAGTTCCATTGTTTAGCTGTTGACCATATCCTAAGTCAGCAAGTGTTTGAGTAGCTGCGTTAAAAGTGTTTTGCCTTCTATTTGGGCCACCTGTAAAGCTATCTGCTAATTGACCGAGTATATTAAATCCTAATGGTAACCCAGCACCTGGTCTATTGACTTCTGGATCAAATCTTAAAAATATATTATCACCACCTCTACTATCTATTTGATAATCATCTAAAAGGTTAGATGCACCAAAAGGAGTTGAAGGATCTCTTTGCATTTGTCTAAATAACATTTCATCTCGATCAAACTCTTGTCTTTCATTACCATCACTAGCTACATCAGGTAGAACACAAGCCTGCAAAACAGGATCATAGACTCTTCCTTCACCTGGATATAATTCATCACAGTTTGGTATTGATGTGTCTGGTTGATCTGGTGTGGGTTGTGCTGCTGGTGGTATATAAGGAGTACTATCAACTATATAGGGGTTAGTTGATGGGGAGGGAAAGGGAGGTAACCCACCAGCAGTATTGTTGAGGTAATTGTCTATAATACCTTGTGCTTTTGTGCCTTGAAGAAATGGTGTAAATGCCATTAATTAATTCCTTGTTGTATAATCTTAGTTGCTAATTTTTCTTTTTCTAAATTTTTGCTCTCAGCTTCGTTGAGAACTTCAGTTGCTAGTTTTTGTTGATCTAAATTTAATTTTTCTGCCTTAAATGTTTCATCAACTTGTTGTTTTCTAGCTTTAAGTTGTAATTCTGCTTGATCTTTTGCTCTTAGCCTTTGTTGTTCTGCTTGAGCTAGTTGAACTGACGGATCAGGTCTTGCTTGTCTAGGTGGTGGTGGAGGCATGGTAGCTGGGTTGTTAAAGAACTGACTTGCATCTTTATAACCAGCATTTTCTAAATACTTCTCTAAGGTATTATATATCTTTTGTGGATCGACAATACCCATCCCACCTGCACCAATTAGTTTTTCTTGGACTGCTAATACACGACCTAAGACTTCGAGTCGTTGATCTTGTGATCCTGTACCAAGTCCAACTTGAACAGTTGCATTATAGCGATCCACCCATTCTCTAGGGTTCATCGGTATAAATTGATTTCTGAGTTTTATAATTCTTTCTTGATCTTGGTACTTACACACTAAAGTTAAGATACCTTGAAACATTCTTTTGACACCTTCACTAAAGTTACGAGCATAGAGTTCTATTCTTTGTGTAGAAGCGTTCATCATCACATTAGCACTTGTAGCTGTAGTATGTGATTTGTTAATAGTCTCACTATCAAGGCCCATTTGTACTTTTGATACACCTGATCTGCCTTCTCTGACTTGATCGATCTTGTCTATCATTGCAAGACCTTCTCTCATAAAGTTTGGTGCTGCCATAGGAGAGACTGCTCCAGGTGATTTCACCCTCACAATCCCTCCAGCTCTAGATGTAAGGAGATCATCAATGTTTGCTTGGCCATCAACAACGACTGTTCTTGCATTATTTTGCAAGTATGCGTTGTTCAAAGTTTGTCTTAGTAAAGTTGTTTTTATTTCCTGAACATCACCTATAAGATCGTATATTGATAGTCCATAGAAACGATGAGGCATAGGGAGAGCAGTAACAGTAGCAAAAGGTATTTGTTCAATGGGTTCATTTTCTAATATGTGATATGCGTTAGGGCCAGAACCACCAACAACAATGTGTCTGAGTTCTGCTATACCATCGTTGTCGTAATCGCATTTCATATAGCAATCGACAATCGATACTCTTGTTAGTAAAGGATCTATGTTTTGATATTCTTGAGGCATGGTCTCATCATCGTAAGACCTTCTAGTGACTGCCTCTGTGTTATAGATTTCTTCATCTGCAACAGGTAAATCGTTTACAATTTTTTTATCAAAGCCCATACTAATAAGCTCTGATCTTGTTTTAAAAACTCTTTGTCCAATAAAATTACAATCTTCTAAACTGTTTGCTGTTTTACTTATCAGCATACTTTCAGGTGGTACGCTTTCTACTACCACACGACCATAATCTTTTACTCTTTTGACAGTTACATTGTAAGTAACATCCATAATATCAATACTCTCAGCATCTAGTTCTGCTGCTGTATCTTCAACTTCTACTACCTCTACTTCAGGATCAGCTAATAATGCTTGGTACTCTGCTATGGATAAATTTTCATAAGACTCTTGTTTTTGTTCTTTATCGTTTTTCCAATAGTATTTTACAAATCCATTTTTAGAGATCAGAGCATCTTTGAACATGGTGTGAAGAATAGAATAACCATTGTTATCTTTCATAAACACATGATTGATATAATCTGATGCTTGTTCTGCGTAGGCTACATCTTCTGGGCCTGTAGGTTCAAAGCGAACTATACTCTCACCTTGAGTAAAGATACGCATCATCGAAGGTAAAATACTTTCTACTACTTCTAAGACATCTTGGGATCTTACTTGTGATTGTCCTTCGACTTCATTACCTAATGGCTCACCTAAATAAAACTTGAGAGCATTCTTTCTTTGTTCTGATAGCTCTCCACCATAAAACCCTAATGAGTTTGTGATCTCTTGTCCTATAAGTGATTTTAATCTGTCTTTTGTTAATTTCATGTAATTAAACTATATTGTTTTGGATTTTTAATTTTATAAACCCAATGATTAATTCCTTTGTTTGTTCTTTGTGTTATTTTTGGCTCTAAATATAAAAAATTAAAACCTATTGCTTTCCAAAATTTATTTGCTTCTAAGTTTTCTCTTACTCTAAGATGAATATTGTCATAGTTTTTATCTCTTGCTATGTTTTCTATTTTGTTAAATAATTTTCTACCATGTTGTAGTTTTCTTAAATCTTGCTCTATACAATGTTGATATATTTTTAAAGAACTACTTTTTCCTGATCCAATGACACAAAAACCACCTTCTAATCCACCTTCATATTCAAAAAAAACTTGGTCATTCATTAAAAGTTTTTCCAAATATGGTGATGGAATAAAACCAATACTATCAAAATTAGTTTTTGATAGATTAACGATGTAATCTAGTTTTGATTTTATGTTCATTAAACAATTCCTAATCGTGGATATTCAATCTTTGATGACCAATTCTTAGTCTCTTGTAAACCTGTGCAAACATAACGAAATGAGTCTGCTGCATGAGAAGTCCAATCGTGTAAAGGTCTGTTCTTTGTTTCGCCTTTATCGGTGACTGCCCATCGATATTGTCTTAATGCGTCTAATCCGTCTTTTGTTTTTTCATAATCAAACCAACAACGACCTAAAGTCATTCTGGTAGCATTAATACCATCTTCAATAGACATCTTCGGTACAATGCTTGTCACTAATCCTAGTGATTGTGCTATTTCTAATCTTGATTTACCTGTACCTATTTCACGAACATTGGCATCGTGGGGTAGGTAGTGTGTATCGTACACATATCCTCGTTCATCTAGAACTGAGGCGTAATATTCTAAACTCTCGCCACTATCTTCAAAGTAATCTATAAGGTGGATTGCAGAGCCTTTTTGTTGAACAAACCATATTGCAGTCTTATCTCGCATTCCAAGATCCCAGTAAGTATCTACTTTGATCGTAGAGTCATAAGGAACTTTTGTTACACGACCTTCATTATCTGCTTTGGATAATGACTGCGAGTAAATAGAACCAATGGCAGAGCTTTCAAAACTGCATTCATATTCAGCTTCGTATATCTCTGGAGGCATCATTTTCTTCGCCTCTTCTAGCTCTTCTTTATCGACTATGTTTGTTTCACTAGCTTTAAAACTTTTTGCGTACCAATTCTCATCCTGGAGTCCATGATTATAGAGCTCAAAGAAGGAATTATGTCCTTGTGGAGTTCCAATCGCCACCATAAATCCTTTACGATCAGATAATGCTGGTCTAATGACTTCAGTCCACATCTTTGGAGGCATTTGTGCCACCTCATCAAGAACTACACCATCCATATACAATCCTTTAAGGGTTTGTGGTCTCTCACAACCCAGTAATTGTATTCTGCCACCATTAGGAAGATCAGCTCTGAGTTCTGTTTCGTGATATTCCATCTTCGGTAGAACCGAGGTGTAATATTTTAAGTAATCCCAGGCTATTCTTTTAGCCATGCTATAAGTCGGTGCTATATAATAATACCGAGGTCTTGGCAGCTTACATTGTAGGCACTTCTTAATCAGTTCATTGACTGTCAAGACTGTCTTACCAAACCTTCTATGACAGACTAGGACTGAGAACCTAGCTAAATTCTTATGTATTTCTTTTTGTAAAGGTCTCGGTTTGTAAGGAATAGTTATTTTCATTGATAACTTTCTACAATCGCTTGACCGATGTAATAGGGTATGTGAGGTACTACTGCGTTTCCGAGGGTTTTAAGTCTGTCCACCCTTTTGGGAATCCCATGAGCCACTCTACCCACTCTGGGTTCAGACTCCCACCATTTTCCACCCAATCCTTTTTGTCGTTCTTCGCTACTTTTTGAGGTAGTAAATTTCTTGTTGAATTGACTACTGCTTTCCCGCTGTCTTTGTAATCTCTTGCTGTCGGTGTTGGCCACATCAATCTTGGATGTGCTACTTGATCGTTCAAACTGATTGGCATTTTCTTTTCCAATTTCATCTTCATTCTCTTTACTGAATTGGCCCCTCTGCCACAATGTGCGTCTGGAGTTCTCCACATCTTCACTTTGTCTGCTAGGTTCAGAGAATGACTGTTCTTGCCATCCTTCGTTAATCTTCTCCCTGTTGGAGTTAGTTTCATGTTGGGATGTTCTATCTCTTGAGTCGTTGGAGTAGGCCACAGTCCAGATGCGTTCTCTTTTGTGGTTTGCACCGATGCTAGCAGCTGAAATACTAAATGTCCTCGTGGAGTAACCTTCACTCGCCAAGTCCTCAAGTACGGAGTCGAGACCGAGTTTAATATGTCCACTAACATTCTCTCCAATAACCCATGTTGGTCGGAGTTCTTGGATAAGTCTAAAATACTCTGGCCAGAGGTGTCTCGGATCTTGCTCAGCTTTTTGTTTTCCAGCGACTGAGA